ACATCAGGTTCAGTAACATCATCGAATCCGAGCTATTCTGGTGCATTTTTGGTAACCTCGTATACCCCCTACGCTTCCACAGTCGGCGACCTCGCAACGGTTTCTGTCACTTGGCCGCTATCGGGAGCACTAACCAGAGCAACGGCGTAAGCTAATGCAAATCCCTTTCAAAGTTGAGTTCACCGATGGTTCTAAGGAATCAGTTGTATGTGGCACACCGGACTTTATCGCTTTCGAGGATAAGTTCAACCTAGCTGTAACAACGATTCAGAAAGACCCACGCCTTACTTACCTTGCCTATATTGTTTGGAACGCCCTACGCCGCAAGAAGCAAACTGACAAGAGCTTTGAGGACTTTGTGGATACCCTTGAGAACATCGAGGGTGACGACACAAACCCAAAAGTAAAGGAATAAAGGGACTGGGAGATAAAAGCTCCCACCTCTTTATTGCAGCCTTAGCTTGTGAAACAGGGATTGCACCATCGGTGCTGATGCAGGAATCCGAACGGATGCTGTTTACCATGCAGATGTATCTGAAGGGTAAATCAGAAGCCATGAATAAGCGTAGGTAGAGAAATGAAAGTAAGCCAGTCAGTCGAGGTCTACGGCATTAGGGAAACCCTTGCCGAGATCCGCAAGGTTGACCAAGACCTGTTCTTTGCTATCCGCGCTCACATGAAGCGCACCGGTGACATCCTAGGTAATCGCGTGATTATGAGTTCTCCCATGACCGCGCCAATCTCAGGCTTTAGAAACCACCGAGGTCGCACAGCTTGGAAGCCAGGCACTTTCAAGACTGAGGTATCAGGTCGCAACGCTCGTAAAGGTGTAACTGGCTCAACCCCTTTGCTATCTGTCAAGTTCGGTGGTGCTGCTTTCAACATCGCTGATATGGCAGGTAAGGTAAACCAGGTACGCAAACCGGTCACAGAAATCTATGACTGGCGTGGCACTCGCAGACGGCACACAGTTACCACTCAAGGTAAGTCAATGATTAGCGCACTAGGCCGCCGACCATCTCGCTACATCTGGTCCGAGGCTGAGGGTCAGTTGCCAATGATCCAGCAAAGCGTTCTATCTGGTGTCCAAGAATACATGGACAAGGTAAACCGCAACATTGCGCAGGTGACTAAATAATGTCAATCAATATCAATATCCTCAGCAACTTCAATGGCTCTGGCTTTGACAAGCTCAGCCGAGAACTTGACAGACTCAACACACCAATGGAAAAGCTGGGTGCTGTATCAAGGACATTGGCCCCTGCTGCCCAAATTGGTTTGGTCGCTTTGGGTGGTTTGGCTGTTGGGGCTATTCGAGCAGCCGAGGAAGCTGAAGTTGCAAACAACAGGCTTGACAGCGTTGCTCAATCAATGGGCTTGTTTGGTTCCAACACTAAGAATGTTACTGACAGACTAAAAGCTTTTGCAGATGAGACAAGTAAAAAAGTTGCTGTTGATGATGAGTTGGTCAAATCAACACAGGCTCAGTTACTTACCTTTAAAGACCTTGCCATAACCGCTGGTGATGCTGGTGGTGCTTTTGACAGGGCAACAATAGCAGCCTTTGATTTGGCAGCAGTATTTGGTGGCACAGGTGAGGACAACGCTGTTCGACTTGGTAAGGCTCTTCAAGACCCGATTGCTGGTGTGACAGCACTTCGCAGGGTTGGTGTGCAACTTAGCGACCAACAAGAGGACATGATTAAAAAGTTTGTGGAGTCTGGCGATATGCTCAGCGCACAAAACATAATTCTTGGTGAGGTTGAAACTCAAACTGGTGGCGCTGCTGAAGCAACAGCAACTGGCTCAGCAAAGATGCGAGTTGCATTTGAGGAAATGGCAGAGGCTGTGGGTACAGGATTACTACCATTATTTGAGCAGTTAATTCCAATCGTTACTGGTTTCTTTGATTGGGTTGGTCAAAACTCTGGAGTGATAACAGTCCTAGCTGGAGTCTTTGCTGCCCTTGCTGTGGCTATTCTTGCTGTCAACTTTGCCCTCAATGCTAACCCGATTGTCAAGGTAATTACTCTCATTGCATTTTTGATTGCTGGTGTTGTTTTACTTGTTGACTGGCTGGTCAAATTGTATGGCGGCTGGGACAAACTGTTCAAAGACATATCAACTTGGCTTGTGAGTTTTGTGATTGGATTCAAAGAGGCACTCGGAAACATTGGCAGTTTCTTTGCCGCAATCTTTGATGCCCTTGGTGGCATTGTGAGAGGGGCACTCAATGGGATGCTTGGGTTTGTCGAGGGCTACATAAACTTTATCATTGGTGCAATCAATGGGCTTCTCGGCGCAATCAACGCAGTCTTGAGCGCAGGAAAAGCAATTGGTATCAATGTTCAGATACCGACAATTCCAACACTTAGGATTCCTCGTCTTGCAGATGGTGGAATCGTAATGCCTCGACCTGGTGGAGTTCTTGCAAACATTGCTGAAGGTGGTCAGGCTGAGGCAGTTATCCCTCTAAACAAAATGAAAGACTTTGGTGGTGGGACTACTAACAATTACACAATCAATGTCAATGGTGGGGTTGGCTCAGGCGCGACTATCGGTAAGTCAATCGTTGACGCTATCAAAGCCTACGAGCGAAGCTCTGGGGCTGTCTGGCAAGGTGCCTAATGGCAGCACCAGCAGTCAAGATAGAGCTTGGTCTAAACCTTGGAGCTAGGGACCCTAACAGCTTTCTATTGAATGATGCAGTTAGAGGTGTGCTAGACAACACCGAATACACCTTGAGTGGTGACAGGTTCTTTGACATCACCGACAGGCTAATGTCTGCCTCAACAACCAGAGGTAAGTCACAAGCACTAGACCGCATTGATGCTGGAACTATTGACTTTGTTGTAGATAATTCTGACAGAGTTTTTGACCCACTTTATTCTGCTGGTCCATACTTCGGTCAGCTCATACCAGGTCGAGAAGTCAGGGTTAGCTGTAATGGCTACCCAGTTATCCATGGCTTTATTGATGACCTTGACATCGGCTATCAGCCAAACAACCGATCCATTGTTAGCATCCAAAGCTCAGATGCCCTAAAGACAATCACCACTAACAACCTGCCAGCAACTAGCGTTTCATCAGAGCTATCGGGTGCTAGGGTCACGCGCATCCTTGATTTGCCAGAGGTCGCTTGGCCTAGTGATAAGAGAAGCATTGACACCGGTGATACCTTACTCAGCAATGTCGCCATAACCGAAGGCGCTCAGGCTGTTGCCTACCTTCAGCTAATCGGGACTAGCGAGGCAGGTGAGGTCTTTATCTCTAAGGATGGCAAGTTTGTATTCAAGGAAAGAAACGCTGCCCCTGGAGCTGTTGATGTTATCTTTACCGATGAAACCTCTGTGCCAGGCTTTACAGTCATTCCTTTTGCCGACCTAAGCGTGGTCTATGGATCCGAGCAACTGTATAACCGAGTAGTGCTAAGCAACAACAAGGTTGTCCCAGACGAAGCCATTGCTGAGGACCTAAGCTCACAAGAGGTTTACGGAGCGCGGTCTTACAGCGTTACAGGCTTGCTAACTGACTCAGCTACTGACCTGCAATCTCTAGCTAACTTCCTATTGTCTAGATTCAAAGAGCCTCAGTATCGCTTTGACAGCTTGTCGGTCGTGCTTGATGTGCTTACAGAGGCACAGCAGAACGAGGTCCTAGACCTAGAGATTGGCAACATAGTCCAAGTTAGGTTTACCCCATCAGGACTGCCACCTGCCATTGACCAGTATGTTCGAGTAATCGGTATCAGCCATGATTGGCAGAACAATGAAAAGCGAATTATCCTATCCCTTGAAAGACTGGACTTTGGTTTGTTTGTACTCAATGACCCTGTATTTGGTGTCCTAGACGATGACCGCCTAACTTACTAACTGCTAAACTCTAAACAACACAACTAAGGAAAACAATGCCAAGAAAAGTATTTACCGCTGGTGAAGTCCTAGCGGCTGCCGATGTCAACCTTTATCTATCCAATGAAGCAATCTTTGCCAGCTCAACCGCATCTGGAACTGTAACTGTTACGGATCGCTACGAAACCTTACTTGTAAACTCTGCCGGTTCGGTAGTCGTTACCTTTGGAACTGTCACAGCTTTTCAGCCTGGTGAGCGCATCGACATTATCCGAGATGGTGCTGGAACTGTCACAATCACTCGTGACGGCACAGCTACCACTTTGGCAGGTAGAGGCACAGCAGCTTCCTCTTATCAGATTGCTCAGCAGTACGATGCTGTATCTGTTGTCTGTGTCGGTACAAACTCCTACCGAGTTATCGGTAACGCTACGGCGGTCTAACTATGTTGATTCCTTTTGGGATTCTTTCAGCAGCAGGGTCAGCTTTTCAAACTCTAGTAGTTAACTTTTTAGTTCTAGCTGGTGGTGGAGCTGGTGCTGAAGGTGGAGGTGGTGCTGGTGGTTACAGATTATCTGTAACTGGCGAGTCATCTGGTGCTAATTCCTCAGCCGAAACTCCCCTGTCGCTAAATTCTTCTACAAACTATGTGGTCACTGTCGGTGCTGGTGGAGCGACTGGTGGAAACCAAGGCGCGTCTGGTTCTAATTCCGTAGTCGCTACAATTACATCTTTAGGTGGTGGTGGTGCTGGTGCTAGTACCAATACCACTTTCGCAGCAGGATTGACAGGTGGTTCTGGTGGCGGTGGCGGTAACAATACTAGCGGTGGTGGTGGAGCTGGTGGCTCTGGAACTGCGTTTCAAGGTTTAGGTGGTGGTACTGGAGCTTATGTTGTTGGCGTCAGTCAATCTGGTGGTGGCGGTGGTGGTGCTGGTGGTGCTGGTGGTAACAGCTCAGGTTCAACCCCTGGTGCTGCTGGAACAGGTTTAGCCTCATCTATAACTGGCTCTAGCGTTACACGAGCAGTGGGTGGTGCTGGTGGTGGTGACACAGGCACGCTTAGAACAGATCCCGCTGCCAACACAGGCTCTGGTGGTTTTGGAAGATATTTTCGTTCCCCAACTTCATACAACCCGGCAGCAGGTGCTTCTGGTCTTGTAGTTTTACGCTACCCAAATACCTTTTCTATTACTCTTGGAGCTGGCTTAACTGGTACAAAATCTCTAGTTGGGTCTGACGAAATAGCTACAATCACCGCTGGAACTGGAAATGTGAGTTGGTTAGCAGCACAGCGAATGATTGCGGAATACTTGGTTATCGCTGGCGGTGGTGGTGGTAGCGATTCCGCTGCTGGTGGTGGTGGAGCTGGTGGATATCTAACAGCTTCTGGTGTTGTTTTGACATTGACAGAAACTTATACTGTGACCGTCGGAGCTGGTGGTACTGGTGGTTCGGGTACTGACAACCAAGGTACTAGCGGGTCTAACAGCGTATTTTCATCTATAACAGCTACTGGTGGTGGTGGTGGTGGAAGACCGTCAACTAATGCTCTCAATGGTGGTTCTGGTGGTGGCGGTGGTTACGCTTCTAATGGTGGCGCAGCTTCTCCTGCTGGTCAAGGTAACGCTGGTGGTAATGGAAACTTTATTGGAACTGATGCTGGATTTGCTGCTGCTGGTGGTGGTGGTGCGGGTGGTGGACCTTCTGGAGCTACTGGTGGCGCTGGTCTAGCTTCTAGCATTACTGGAACTTCTGTTACAAGAGCTGGTGGTGGCGGTGGAGCAGTAGGTACTTCATTCGGAGCTGCTCCTGGTGGAGCTGGTGGTGGTGGTACAGGAGCTAGGAGATTCAACTCCGCTGCAACTAGTGGAACTACAAATACTGGCTCTGGTGGTGGCGGTGGTGAAACTTTCTCTGGGCAAGGTCCTGGTGGTAATGGTGGTTCTGGTGTGGTAATTTTCAAATACCCTTCATCGAATACAATTACAATAGGAGCTGGGTTAACTGCTTCTACAACAACTGTTGGAAGTGACAAAGTGACCACTATTACTGCTGGAACTGGAAATGTGAGTTGGACATAATGGCGCATTACGCTTTTTTGGATAGTGAGAACATCGTCACGGAAGTCATTGTCGGTATAGATGAAACTGAACTAATTGAAGGGCTAGATCCTGAAACTTGGTATGGCAACTTTAGGGGTCAGGTTTGTAAAAGGACTAGCTACAACGCCAACATTAGAAAGAACTACGCGGGTATTGGGTTTACTTACGATGCTGAGCGCGATGCTTTTATCTCACCAAAGCCTTTTGACTCTTGGACACTTGATGAGGAAACTTGCCAATGGGAAGCACCTATGCCTTACCCAGCAGACGGCTTTACTTACTTTTGGAATGAAGAAGAACTAAATTGGGAGCTTCGGGACTTTTCTGAAGAAACAGAGTAATGGCTGAAGAAACTACTTCGGTTCGCATTACTCAAGCTGACATCTACAAGAAGCAACTTGAGCATGGCGAGATTCTGGTCAAGGTATTACAGAAACTAGATCATCTTGACGATGTACCTGAGCGCCTTCGAGAAGTAGAACTAACCCTTGCCAGACTTGCTTGGATTGAGCGCGTTGCATACACAGGACTTACAGCCTCAGCAATAGCAATAATCGGCTTGATAGCCGCAACGATAGGACAATAATGACAACCTGGATTAGACCAGTTGACGGCGGCAGCATCTCCGACAGCTTCAATGGACACAAAAACAGAGCAAAGCCATCACTAAACCCTGGCACAGACTACGCAGTCCCAACTGGCACACCTATCAAGGCACTAGCAGACGGAACTATTACTGGCATCGTTCCAACCTTTACTGGTTCCGGTGGTCGCATGATATTCCAGAGCTTCCCATCAGGTCACAACGCGGACTACCTTCACCTATCACGGATTGATGTTGTTGCTGGTCAGGAAGTAAAGCAGGGTCAGGTCATCGGTCTTGTCGGTGGATCAGGGCTAGGCAAAGAGAACGGCTACGGCGCACACCTTCATTTATCTTTTCGAGTCGGTGGCAAGCCAACAATGGGAGCTGGGAACATTGACTATGAAGCCTTTAGAGGCGCACCTACTGTTGCCCCTGTTGCACCTGCTAAGCCAAGTGTTGCACCGGCTAAAGGATCAAGACCCTACCGAGGCAGAGAGCTAAAGCGTGGAGAGCCAGCAGGTCCAGATGTTCTTTACCTACAAAACAAGCTAGGTGTAAACCCACCAGGTCCATTCGGTCCAATGACTCACAACGCTGTTGTTGCCCTGCAAAAGAAGCATGGCCTACTAGCAGACGGAATTGTTGGCCCTCTAACTTGGTCAAAGCTCGGATAGCTTGCTCAAACAATTACAAACTTCAAAAAGCCTACGGATAATCTCTGTGGGCTTTTTTGTTTTCTTTATGGTCTGGCAACCTATCCCTGCCTATGCCGCACAAGCCTCAGCAACTGTAATCTGTCAAGACTCAAACGGAAATCAACAGACCTACGGAATTGGATGGAACAATGAAAACGACTACTTCTTGGATAAGGGAAACATTCCCCAGCACTTTTGCGAGGGTGGCTTTGCTGGTGAGTTCACCACTTTTGTTAGCGTGGTATCTATTGACGGCGGTGAGCTGGATTCTGCTTTGCTTTACCATCCTGGTTATCTTCCTGATCCCGAGCCTAGCCCTGTACCATCTCCTGGGCCTAGTCCAGAAGTTACTCAGGAGCCGGAAGTGATTGAGCCAAGCCCTGAGCCAACCATCGAACCTAGCGCAGAGCCAACCCCTGAACCTACGATTGAACCCAGCCCTGAACCTACTGTTGAACCTCAGCCTGAACCTGCCCCTGTCCCACCAGTTGAACCCACGCCAGAGCCACAACCTACCCTAAACAGTCCTGTAAGCCCTGTAGAGCCAATTACCCCTGAAACAAGCCCATCACCTACCCCCGAACCTGTCGAGCCTTCTACGAGCCTTATAGAGCCAGAAATTGAAAACACACCGATTGAAAACTTGCTAATGCTGCCTCAGCTAGCGTTAGACCAGGTTGCTAAACTTGTAGATAACCTACGCTCAATCGGGTCGGACATGAGTCCAGAAGTGCGAGAGCAGTCGCAGCAAGTAATTGTTGCCTCTGTGATTGTGACCCAAGTCGCATTGGCAGGTAGGAAGTTTTGAAGTTTCTAAAAGACCAACTAGATCAGTCTTGGACAATTCTGGGCTTAGGCATCGCTTGGGTAGTGCTGGAAGGCACAGCCAAGGACTTTGTAGGTTGGGCAATAATCGTGACAATACTCATTTGGGCAGCAACTTACCCTTTACGAAAGGACTAACTCATGTGGTTAGACATTATTAGACGCACCTTTGCGGTCATCATCTTGAAGGTCACCGGTATCTTTGTCGGTGGAGCTGTCATCGGCCTAGAGGTTATCCAGGCTGTTGCTATGGCTGCCTTTGCCGGCGTGATTGATGTGGCTCAGGAGCTATCTCGGTCTTACCTTGCAGACGGCAAGATTGACCCAGACGAGCTAAACAAGAGCTTTGGCAAGATTGCCGATAAGTCAGGCCCTAGCTCGAAGCCCTAAGCTTTAGCCGTTCCTCATAGGTAGTGCCACCCCAGATGCCCTGCATCCCTGCTGATAGGGCATAGTCAAAGCACCTAAGCCTGACAGGGCAGTCATCACAGACTTCTTTGGCTACCTTGATCATTGACTTACGCATCTCTGGGTCATGCTCATCTTCTGGGAAAAAGACCTCTGGGACCGAGGCACATTGAACCCCATCATTGTTTCTTATTGCTTCTTGCAACTCAATATATTTGCGTTCAATCTGGCGTAATGTCATAGGTACACCCTAGAGTGAA